AATCCAGCGTCCAACAGGTTTATGTATCGGCGACAAAATCGTCGCGGTTACATGCCTGAGTATCGTAGGCGCTATCTTGCGCCTTTGATGCATTCCGTACTTCTACTACCGTAGCTGCTCGTTCGGGCCATAAGCCTTCATCGAAACAGCGCGGTTCAAGTTGGTTAAAATCGCCGTACCACGGGCGACTCACCTTCTTGACTTTAGTAGTAGTCATACGGCGAAGGGTAAACGGTGTTCGCGAATCAGATCCACGAAGTACCGCGAGCATTAGGATATTTGCGTATCCAATTTCATCGAGCCGGATAACGTCAAGGACAGGAGAAGAACGAACTTCTCTCCATCCCCAACGTTGTCTTTTTCGTCGCCAATTTACAAAAGGCGAATTCATAGCTTGATCTAAGGGCACACTAAAACACGTGTCCCCCGATTCACGACCAGGACGGAGAAAATTACTTCCCCCGATTGATCGAATCCCTGCCCGGAGCTCTTCAGTGAAGAGCTCAGTGCGGTGGGATCTCAAGCATGAGTTATGAAAGGAGAACAACTGGCGCACATCTACCAGTCGTTCATCCAAATGCACAGGACGAACGTCCTGCCCTTCGTACCAATCAGCTCCACACGATTCGCGGAACGGGCCCGTGATAAACGTCTTATCGACGTTAGTCTTAAAGCCCATATCTCGTAGCATTTCTACTACGAGTAGCGCAACATTTTGACGCACAATGATGTCATCTCCATAAACAGAGAAGTCGTCACTAGCGCCGCATTGTTGCGCAGCCGCGTGGCAAACACTCGCGAAAATGAGTGTTTGGAGTGGAAAGCAAAAGCCATTCCCCATACTGCAGAACTTTTCGTATACATTATACGAGCCGTTAGGCAATAAGTACTTTTCAGCGCGAATCTCACTTAGAAATTCGTACCAAGAAGGGGGAATCAATGACTTAACAACCTCTATTGACAAACTGTCGCTAGCGGCTGCCAGATCAATCGTTACAAAAGGATTGTAACCGCCCTTAGAACCCAACTTCGCAAGTTGTTGGTTAGGGATCTGGTCAGACAAATCTATACCTACGCCTTTTAAACACTGGCGTAAATACTGATCTGTTCCTTTTTGTACGAACCCATTAAGGAATGGCTCTACGGCTATACTACGATGAGTTTTCGCCGTTTTCGGTACAAAGCTTATCTTGTTATAGTCTACAAACTGTACCTTTTCTCTCACCAGCCGAACGAATTCGACTGGATCATAGCACTTGATTGCACCCGGGAGGATGCAATCACGGACCTGGGAGTTATCCCAAAGAGCAGGTATAGCGTACTGTAGAGCTGCAGGTGTACACGTCCAAGAATTCGCGAAAACTTTCCGCGCAATATTGGTCTTATTACCGTGTATACCCAGGCTAGCTCCCGACGTAATGTCGCACATCGCATTGATTTTTGCTAAATCGGGTTTTAATCCGATCGCGCGTTCAATGTATCCGCGTGACCAGGCATAAAGTTGAGCCCGGTCATCCCACCGCAAGCGGCGGGCGCGAAATTTACGGTTTACCCATTTACACTTGTGCTCCGCTGATGCAAACTTAGCAACAGCTTGATCTTCCGGCGCGATGCCGGGGATCTCGGAACTAGTGAACGGGTATTTCCGTATCAATGCACTAATCTGACAGTCCTCATAATAAGAAGAGGGTGTCCCATACAACTGTGGGGACGGTCTGTCAGCCCAATCCAGAAGGATATTGTACTGTCGCGCACGAAGCGCACCCAGTAGTTTGTTCCTATCTGGCAGGGTTGTCGAACTAATGGCAATCCTCAATAGCTTGTCATAAGCTACCTCAGACTTAACCGCCAACTTCGTTTCGAAGCTGGTTTTCTTGGATAGGCGCATCATGCGTCTCCTGAGCCCTTTCGGGCAGGTTAATGTGCTGTTTAGAAATCGCAGCGTCCAAACCCATACACGCCTTAAAAGCGCAACGTGGGGGGACACCAGCAAGTTCTGTCATGCCGAGGGTACAGAATAATAATATACCTCCGGTTACCAGGGTTTTAAGCCACATATTCAGCAAACTCCTCATTGAGAGGACCACGCCAACACAGAGCCTTCAAAAGAGAAGGTTTACTGGTTGATATCGTGGTCTTCAACAAGAGCGAGTGCCGCTGCTGTGGTAGCCCAAGTAGACAGATCGAGCAGCAAAGCCGCAATTTCCGCACTGGCGGATCCAACCGGTATCGCGATATCAAGACTAATGATACCATCATCGATCGGATCCGTGCCATCAGTCATGGTACGGGTCAGTTTGGCCTGAGCACGGGTCTTTCCAAGGCTACCATTCGAGGGTTTAGCGCTTACGCGTTTCAAATCGAGGTAATCTTTGGTAGAGGCCGTGTTCTCCGGACCGGTATACCGGTAGGAATCAGGCGTACGTGGTGTGTCATTGCTATAAGCAATGGAATTGACTGTAAGGGGCATAAAAGCCTCCGATGGTTAAAGATTAAGATTTATGAGTACCTGGCTTACCGCGAACGCAAAATAGAATTCGCAAGCGCCAAACTGTCTGCTACGCGTCGACCACCGAACCAATCTTTTGGATATGGTAAGGGATTGTACGCGAGCCCCAGTTGGACACCAGGTACTCGTTGAAGTGCTTCTGACTCGTAAGTCATTATGCACGGAGAAGACGATAAAACGGTTATAGCTCCAGAGCTAGCGCGCGGTTGCACGCCAGTGAAGATAGTCGTTGATTTTGTCTTCGTCGTAGTCCATGTTGCTAGTCTTGTCACCCCAGCTCGGGGTGTTAATGCGCCAATGAATGAACCTACATTGACGAACCAATCAGCTACAAAAGAGAAGGGAATTGCTTCCCAAACTGCTATGGGAATCTCGGCAGCCCCAAACCCATAAGGGTCGAAGGTACCAGATTGCTCATATAGGACACCTGTCCTGACACTAATATCCGTTTTCGTTGATTTTGTATAGTCGAACAAACCTGTCGACCAATCAAGATTATGGGTATAGGTGTCTGCAGCGTAACCACGCGCAGTAAAGCGGTTGGTTAACGGCTCTTGTAGTCGAAACAAAGCATCCATACCACCTTGTATATCTTGCACTATTGGACGGTAGGCATAACGATAAGCCAACCAATTATCTCCAATAAAATCAGCAAGAGGTTTGGTGAGCGTATCAGCAGCTATTCCTAGCCTGCGACGTCGCCCAGCATCGTACTTGTGTGCACGATGTTTCTTTACCAACCTTACAAGTGCTTCTGCGGGATTCCGCAAAAAGCGTATGGTTTCA